CCAGCTGGTGACAGTGGCTGAAGTGGGGTTGGTGGTAACGTCAAAAGTGCCGGCGTTTGTAAAACGCACGGCCAACGCGGCTACACCCTCTACGCTGCCGTAAGATGCCATTATTCCACCATCAGCCAGATCGAAACGGAGTCCCCGTCGTTGGCGCCGGCAATATCCAATTGGATATAGTCGTTGACCATGAACGGGGCGAAACTGTTGGTAATAGCGGCGTTGGCGGCCGTGACGCAAGCACTGCGCGGGCAAAAGTACCCGTCGGTGGCCGCGTTCGAGATGGTCAGGATGTTGAAAGACGGGGTGACGCCGCTGGCGCCTTTGGTCTTGATGCCCACATCCGTTGTGGCTGCCGGCGGGGCGTCGTTGTACTGGATGACCACGCCGTAAATCTCGCCGCAGACAACTGTGTCAGTGACCTTGGTTGCCGCGGCCACGCCAGCGCCCCCAGCAGCCGCCGGGGTGGTAATGGGTCCGATCATACGTGCCATAGCGCCTACCTTTAGGGGCTGGTTGCCCAGCCCCTCAGTATTGAAATTGGCTACGTGTTTCCGAGCGCCGCAAGTCTCCAATCGCCGTAAAAAACGTTGTAGCGAGAGTAGAACTTGAAGTAGTACATGCCGCCGTCGGGCCCCATGGGATCGAACCAGGAGTCTTGCAGGTTGGGCTGTTCGCGCATGGCCACATACAGGGGTTTGGCCACTTCGCTGGAAGCCAGTAGGGCCCAGGCGGTGGTGTTCATGTGCGGGCTGACGATGTACTTCACGTTGCCGTAGAACGGGTTCTTCTCGCGGCTGGACGTGTCGTAGGCATCGGCGTTATCCGCGATCTGGGCCGCGATATGGCGCAGGGCCGGGGGCACAACCAGCAAATCATAGTTGTGCTCGGTGAACTCGCCCTGATCGTTGCGGAAGAGCGCGGCCAGGTTGTAGTTGGTGGTGAAGTTGTCCAGGCTCAGCGCCAGGGCAAAGTTGTTGTCCTGGGCGGTGGCGTAGGCGGCGCCCTTATCAACGTGCGAGTCGTTGAAGAAGCTCAGGCCGTCATAGCACAGGCCGTAAGTGGAGCCGTCGCCGGCATCCAACGCTTTAAACACCAGGTTGTTGATCGCCCGCTGGAAGTTCTCGCCGGCGCCGCGCACCTTGGTTTCCAGGCTGGCGGTCTGGTCATCCATCACGGCGTTGTAGGACAGGCCCACGGTGATGTTCCAATTGCGGGCTTTGATTTGCAGCGACTTCTCGATGAAGTCCTGCAAAGGGCCACGGTCGGCGTCTTCCACCGGCATGGGGGCCGCGCCGAGGTCAACCAGGTCCACGGCCTTCGCGCCCATGTTGAAGGTGCCGGCCACGCGCTGCCAGGGCATGGGCGTGGTTTTGAGGGCGGTCAGGAACCCGGTGCGGGCGCCAACCACCAAATGCTGCGGTACGTTACCAGAAATAGCCATGTCTCAAATCTCCTTACGCGCCGCTGCAAATGGCGGTGACCAGTTTGACGTAGGCGTAGCCGTCTTCGACAAACTGCAAGGTGCCGATCATCGGATTATCGGCGGCGGTGGTGCCCAGGGTCGAGCTGTCGGTCATGTAGACCGTCTTGCCGTTGTCAGCGCCGTTGGTGAAAACGGCCGACTTGAAGCCGACGATGGTGGGCTCAATGTAGGCGGTGATACCGGCGGCGAGCAGGGTTTCGGCGGCGCCGGCGGCAACAACCTTGCCCTCTGCGGCGATGCCCATGAATACGTCGGTGGCAGCGACTACCGGATGGGTCGAGTCATGGCAGGCCACCAGCGGGCCGGTGGCGTCTGCGGACTGGTCGACCACCAGAGCTTCGCCCTTGAAAACGGTCTGGGCGGCGCTGGTGTCAAGAATGAACTTGTGGGTGTACGGCGTCCCCAGAATGCGCAGGGGGGCGTCAGCGGTCAAAGCGGCCATGATGGGCTACTCCTTGATGAACTCAGACAGGTTGTAATCGGACATGGCACCCAGCTCCACGGCGTTGACCGTGAAGAACTCAGCGATGGTGTTGTCCTTGTGTTCCAACCACTTGCGCAGCTGGACCGCCATTTCAGTCGGCAGGATCGCGGTACCCTGTTGAACGCGGCTTGAACCGCGCTCCTTGAAATCGACCAGCCCGGTCTCAACAATCCGGCTCAGAAGCCCCTCGGCTTTGGCTTGCGCTTCCGGGGTGAGCGAGGTCAGGAAACCAGCCAGCTCATCAGCAGGGATAGGCAGCCCCAGGGGGCGCGCTTCTGTCCCGCCCGAAAGCCGACTGCACAGGTCGGTGATGTGCGCCTGGCGCTGCTCGTGGGCAACGCGCTCAGTGGCAATCACGCCGGCGCGCTGTTCGATCAGCGCTTGCAGTTCGGCGGGGGGAGTGCCGGAGGCGAGTTCGGTTCGGGCCTGGGATAGCAGCAAATCGCGCTGCTCCTGGGGCAAGTCTTCAAACCTCATAGTGACCTCCGTGGGTGATTCCGTCCGCGGTGATTCCGCGACCGGTGGGGTGATTTGACCGGGCTTTGCGAAAAACCCGGATACAGCACGATTGAGTAGCAGTTCGATACGTTCGCCAAAGCCCATCTCGGGCAGCGATTGCAACTGGGTCGAGAGTTCCACCGGGCGCAGCATGATCTGGTGATCGCGCGTGCGCGTGGCCGGCCAGTTGGTGAGCGACCCACCCATGATGACCTTGGCTTCGGTGTCGATGGTTGGCGAGAAGTAGCGCATAGTGTCAGACGCGATCAACTGCCGGCCGGTTTCATTCCAGCGCGGCATGATCTGGATGACGCCGCCCAGCTGGGCCACGTCGGTGATCCAGCCGGCCGCCTGGCCGTGATTGTGGTTCATGCAGTCAATCGGGAACCCGACCACGTTGCCTTCCGCGTCACGGGTGGACTGCAAGGCCATGCGCGTCTTGAGCACGTATTCGTTGAGCTCTTCCGGCTTGATCTCGAAGTCATAGCCCCACATATCCGTGAACTTCCCGGCCGCCATACCATCAAAGGCTTTCGCGTCGAGCAGGGCTTCCATATCCACAAACAAAAAGTCTTTCTTCATGTGCCCTCCAGGGCCGGAAACAAAAAAAATGCCGAACCACCGCGATTTGCGGCAGTTCGGCCAGTTTTTGAACGAGGTCGAGACGTAAGTTGTTAGTCTTATTATAGGCCGTTTTGCGCGGCGCGCAACTACTTGTTGATTTCCATTGTGCGAATTGGCTCCGCCCGGGTGATCTCGGCCTGCCACGGCAAGGCCTTGAGCTCGCACTTGGTCAGCCGGATGACGTATTCGCCCGGTGGCAAGCGGTCGATCTCACGCGCCAGGCTGACCACCCGGGCGGATAGGTCAGTCACCGGGCGGGGCAAGTTCTCAGGGACGGGGCTGGTTGAGGTTGACAATGGGTTTTGCATCCTGTTTGGCATAAGGGTAATACAGCCGGCTTACCAACCGTTCGAGGGTTTCCACGCGCTTGAGGAGTTCCGCGATTTGCGCCCGTGCTTCAGCATCTTCTTTGGTATTCTTCTCTGCCACTGAACCTCCTAAAGGGTATAAACATTGCCTTTGTCGTCGAAAAGAAAATGTTCGCACTGCCAGCACCCACACTCGTAATTGTCATTGCCCCGGTAAATGGTCAGCCCGTGGTTTTTCCACCAGCTGGCCCGGTGGCGCTTGCCTTTCAGCTTTTGGCAGGTTTTGCAGCTTTCGTTTCCGTCTGGCCCGCCGAAAGTGAGCATGATGTTCTTTGCGCCGCGGATCTTGCCTTCTGAGTACACGCCGTCCAGGGCGCGGGCATAACCCTCGGAACGCTTATTGGCCACGCCAGATAGAATGCCGGCACCCTCTTCGGCAACCTGTTTTTTCAGGTCTTTGAGGCGCTGGAAGAGCTCTTCGACAAAGACGCCACCATGCACCTGCTCGACGAACTGAAGCGCCGCGCCAAGCAGGACAAGCTGGAAGGCGCCGCCGCCATCCAGCAGGCCCTGGCCGACACCCTGGCCCAGATGCTGGCGCCCCTGGAAGCGCCCCTGCAGGTGGATAGCCACAAGCCCTTCGTCATCATGATAACCGGGGTCAACGGCGCCGGCAAGACCACCTCCATCGGCAAGCTGGCCAAGTACTACCAAAGCCAGGGCAAGAGCGTGCTGCTGGCCGCAGGTGATACGTTCCGTGCCGCAGCGCGCGAACAGCTGATGGCCTGGGGTGAACGCAACAACGTGACCGTCATCGCACAGCAAAGCGGCGATGCCGCTGCCGTCTGTTTCGACGCCATCCAGGCAGCCACCGCGCGCGGGATCGACATCGTGCTGGCCGATACTGCCGGCCGCCTGCCGACCCAGCTGCACCTGATGGAAGAAATCAAGAAGGTGAAGCGCGTGATCCAGAAGGCCATTCCGGATGGCCCGCACGAGGTGATGCTGGTGCTGGATGCCAATATCGGCCAGAACGCCATCAACCAGGTCATCGCCTTTGACGATGCGCTGGGCCTGACCGGCCTGGTACTGACCAAGCTGGACGGCACCGCCAAGGGTGGCGTGATTGCCGCCATTGCCAAACAGCGCCCGGTACCGCTGCGCTTTATCGGTGTCGGCGAAACCATCGATGACCTGCGCCCGTTCCAGGCCGGCCCGTACATCGATGCCCTGTTTGATTGATGCCGCCCCTGCGGCCAACCACGACTGTCACAGGATGCAGCAATGATCCAGTTTGAACAGGTAAGCAAACGCTACCCCGGCGGCCACGAGGCGCTGAAAAACCTGTCGTTTACCATCGACAGTGGCGAGATGCTGTTTCTGGCCGGCCACTCCGGCGCCGGCAAGAGCACGCT